CAGAGCCTGAACCAGAGCCGGAACCAGAGGTAGAACCTGAGGTAGAACCTGAGGTAGAACCTCAGCCAGCAGCAGGTGGCGGTGGTGGCGGAGGAGGACGCTCAGGAATGCTATCAGGCAATGTAGACTGGGCAAGACAACCGTTTACTGCTGTAGAGTACCGTGCCCCAACTAGAGCTATTAACGTGCTTAATAACTTTATTGAAACAGAAGTAACACAATCTTTGGTACAAAACAGTGCCCAAAAGAAAGGAATGTTTGACGTATGACATACTTAAACTTAATGAATGGCGTACTACGTCGGATGCGTGAAGACGAAGTAAGTACGGTTAATGAATCTACGTACTCTAAAATGGTTGGTGACTTTATTAATGACGCTAAAAGAATTGTAGAGGATTCTTGGGACTGGTCAGCACTTAGGACTACCTTAACAATTACTACTACTGCTGACGTTTTTAATTACGTTTTAACAGGCAGCCAGAACAGAATTAAAGCGCTTAACGTAATTAATGATACAGCTAATTTGTTTATGGAATACAAAACAGCTACTTTTTTTGATGAAGCTTACTTAATATCTGATCCACGCAAAAGCGCTCCTACTTGTTATACGTACAACGGTGTTGACAGTAATGGCGATACGCAAATAGACATTTACCCTACTCCAGAAAAAGAGTACACCATTCGCTTTAACTGTGTTAAAAGAACAGGTGATTTAACTGTCGATGACGACAGGCTAACAATACCTAGCATGCCGGTAATACACTTGGCTGTTGCTTTACTAGCCCGTGAACGTGGAGAAACAGGAGGCACGTCTGCTCCTGAGTACTTTAAAGTTGCTGAGAATTATATGTCTGACGCTATTGCTTTAGACGCTCAAAAGCATCCAGAAGAAGTAATCTTTTATACCCCTTGAGGTAAAATATGGCACAAAAACTTAACAGTATAAATTTGGTTGCGCCTGCCTTTAAAGGGATCAATACAGAAGATTCTCCGCTGCAGCAAGACCCGTCGTTTGCTGAAATAGCAGATAACGCTGTAATTGACAAACGTGGCCGTATTGCAACACGTAAAGGCCATGATGTTATTACAACAAACAAAACTGCATTAGGCACGGCAACTCTTAGAGCAATCAAAGAGTTTAAAGACGACGCTGGCAACACTAAAGTTTTTTCTGTAGGTAACAACAAGATTCTTAGCGGTACAACGACGTTGGCTGACGAGACTCCCGGTAGTTACACCATTTCTGCAGACAACTGGAAGATGGTCAACTTTAACGACAAAATATACTTCTTCCAACGTAGCCATGAACCCCTTGTGTACGATAACGCAGGAGGCTCTGTAATCAAGCTCAGTGCTGTTTCTGGGGCTGCTGGAGTTACTAGCGCCATGTACGGTAACGAAGTCCTAGCAGCGTATGGCAGGCTATGGACAGCAGACTTTGGTGCTGACAAGTCTACCGTGTACTGGTCTGATCTTTTGATAGGTCATGACTGGTCCGGCGGCACTAGTGGGTCTATTGACATATCTAAGGTATGGCCTGACGGTTACGACGAGATTGTATCGTTAGCAGCACACAACGGTCTGTTAATTATTTTTGGCAAGCACAGCATTGTTGTTTACGAGGGTGCCGAAACTCCAGCTACAATGGCCTTGTCAGATACTGTAGCAGGTGTTGGTTGCGTCGATCGTGACACTGTACAGCACACAGGTACTGACGTATTGTTCTTGTCACACACCGGTCTTAAGAGCTTCGGTAGAACAATACAAGAAAAGTCAATGCCTATGGCTAACTTGTCAAGCAGTATTACTAAGGACATTATTAGCTTGTTGCAAAACGAAACTAGTTTTTACCGGTCTGTCTACAGTCCTGAAGAAGGTTTTTATTTGTTAACTTTTGTAAATCAAAACGTAACTTATTGTTTTGACGTAAGAGGCACATTAGAAAACGGTTCTTACCGTGTGACTCGTTGGCCCGGCACAGGGTTTACGTCCTATGGTAGACTTGAGAATGGTAAGTTGTACATAGGCACTACGGAAGGTATTAGCGAGTACAGTGGTTACAGCGACAACGGAACTAAGTACCGTTTTAAGTACTACAGTCCGGGTTTGACATTTGGTGACCCTTCGCTGTTAAAAAGAGTCAAGAAGATTAGGCCAACTTTGGTAGGCGCTAACAGTGCCACAGTATTTCTTAAGTGGGCCTATGACTTTGACACAGCCTACAGAACTGCAGAATTTACTGTAGGTAACCAGCAACCTGCTTTCTACAACGAGGGCGAATACCCAGCTTATTCGGAGCTTTCGTCTTATGGAATATCGTCAACAGAAGTTGGTGGTGTTGTTATTGTTAATAAATATCTTGGTGAACTTACATCCGCCCCTACAACAGGGTCTGGCGGAGGTGCGCTACTTAACGGAGACAGTTACTTTAACAAAACAGAATCTGTTTACTACGTTTATATATCTGGTTCATTTACAAATTTAGAAACACTAACGCCTTCTTCTATATCAGAGTTTACGGGCGGTGAGCTAACGTCACGTAGGGCAGTCAACGCTACCGGTGGTGGCGGAGTTATCAACATAGGTTTGGAGGCAGATATTAATGGTTTTGCTTTGTCTCTTCAAGAAATTAACGTATTAGTTTTAAAAGGTAAAGTACTATGAGCAACTATAGTAAAACTACTGACTTTGCCGCTAAGGACAGTCTACCTTCTGGAGACAGCGGTAAAATCATTCGTGGCTCTGAATTTGAAAAGGAGTTTGATGCAATTTCTAACGCTATCGCTACTAAGGCAGACATAGCATCACCAACATTTACAGGGACAGTAACAATTCCTGCGCTGACGTTTACAGGTACACTGTCTACAGGAACAATTGACGGAGGTACGTACTAATGGATCCAGACTTTTTAGCGCTTTTAGGTTTAGGCGGAGGAGCCGGTCTTCTGTCGGAATCGTATAAAGACCTTGGCAAACTAGGAAGAGAGGCTTTTCAACGCTTTGGAGAAGGGTACACTGACCCCGACACTGGAGAGTTTACACCGGGTCTTGCTGGCGAGTTAGCAGGAATGCTGGAGTTTCAGCCTTACACTGTTACTACAGCTACTGGTGGACAGTTTGGCATGGCTACAGACCCTACTACAGGTCAAACGACTTACCAACTAGACATGTCTCCTGACGAACAGGCTCTTCAACAAGAGCTTCTTAAGCAAGCTACAAGCTTCTACGGTCAGGCGGCGACACCTTCTGAAGAACTTGAGCAGGACGTTTTGGGCCGTATGCGTGAACTTAGGGCACCTGCCGAAGAACAGGCCAGAGCAGAACTAGAGCAACGTTTAGCTGCTCAGGGACGTTTAGGTACACGTACGGCAATGTTTGGCGGAACTCCTGAGCAGTTAGCAATAGCTAAGGCAGAGCAACAAAGAGAGTCTGAAGACATTTTACGTGCCATGGAGTTTGCAAGGGCCGACCAAGACAGACAAGCAAAACTTGGTGCAGGAATGCTAGAGGCATCTTACTTGCCACAAGGTCAGTTACTGGCTGCGTTACAGCCCGGAATGACAACAGCAGAACGTCAGCGACAAGCGTTGTCTGAACAAGCACAGACTTACGGTGAAACCTATGCTTCAGCAATTAATGCACTACTTTCGGCTGGTATGGGCCAAGCAGACATTATAGGTAACGTAGGTTCGGGCTTAGTTTCAAGGGCTGCTGCTGGTCTGTTCAGTTAACATAAAGGATTAAATCATGGCACAAATATCATCAAATATACTTCAGGGGCTTTCGTCGCCTTCTTTTGGACGAGGGATGTTTTCCGTGGGTGAAGCTATTGGCGGTATCCCCGGTCAAATGAAGGCTAAAAAAAAGCAAGACAAGTTTAACGAAATCATGAAAAGAGGTCAGGCAGTTATGGCTTCAGCAGAGCCTGATCCTGTCGTTCTTTCTGGTATTGCTCAAGAGTTGTCCGCTTTAGGGTACACTAAAGAAGCGCAACAGTTTGCTGATGCTTCACGTAATCGGGGTTTGCAAGCAGCTCAAAGAGCTAGAGTTGGTGGTTTGCTGACTCAAGCAGGAACAAGGGCTGGAATTACGCCTGAGTTTGCACAACAGTACGTAGATTCCGGAGGCACTTTAGAAGAGCTTAGTCGGGGTAGGGAAGCAGGGAAGCAGTTTGCAGAACCACGCTTAGGTAGGGGCCGTGGTGAGCTAAAAGCTATGGCAATGCAACCCGGTTTCGACCCGACTAATCCTAAAATGCTAGAAGCGTACAAAGGAATAGCAAGAGCTTATGGGGTAAGTCCTTCAGAAGCTATGGACATTTTATCCAAAGAACGTGGTACTCAGGCTGAAAGGGCTAAAATCAGAAGCACCAAAGCAGGAAGAGCAGGCACAACTACTTTTGCCGGAGGAGACAAATACTTAGATAAAAGAGGTTTGGAGTATAGACTAACTGAAGTACGAGACCCTACAGGGGAAGGAGAAGTTAGGACGGAATACCAGCCTGTAGGTCACGAGATACCTTACGCATTTACTTTTAAAGACAAGGAAGGAAATGATATTCAAAACAGGCTTACTGAAAAAGGAGGAGCCTACGGCGAAACGGCGGCTGAAAGAACAGAAAGGTTTGAAGCAGAAAAAAAAATAAGCTCGCAGCTTGATATTACTAAAGCAACAACCATTGAAGAAGCTAAAGACTTTAATAAGCAAAAGATAAAAGCTGCGGAGCGACTTACTGCTGTTAATCAAGGCTTAGAAAAAGTAGACGCCATGTTACAAATTGTTGACGGTCTTAATACAGGCAGCACCTTAGATCAGATGATGGATTTAGTTCAAACAGCTCTTGGTTATAGGGAAACTGATCGAGGTGTTTTTGAAAAACTGGCGCTTCAGCTTGTTGCAGATAACATCAAAACCTATGGTTCTAATCCTTCAGACGGAGAACGTGCAGCAGTACAAGCAATGCTTCCTAGTCTAGAAAATACTTCAGGAATTAATAGGAAAATTTTAGAAATGGCTAGAGGCCGTTTCGCAAAAGAAAGAGCGGCTATTAACTACATACAGCAAGAAGGAATGACTCTTGAAAAATACGTAAAGTTTGTAGATGGTCTGTACCCTACAGCAGAAGATGGAGTTGATCCTGCAACAGGCAACAAAGTAGTTGACTTTAACGATATATAATAAGGCATAGACATGGCAGAACAAGAGTTGATGGACGTTAAGTTTGCTAATGGCAACGTCCTTAAAAATGTTCCCGTAGGTACGTCTAGAGAAGTTATTCTAGACAAGGCAATGAATGCTGGTATTATTACTAGCATGGACCAAACTCCCGGAGGTAAAACTGCAGGCGAAAAACTTAGAGACTTTAGTTTAGAAAACATAGACATCCCTGCTGGCTTTGCTGGTTCTTATGCAGGAGCCAAAGCTGCTGGTTTAGCTACTGGAGGAAATCCTTACGCTATCCTTGCAGGCGGTATTGTTGGTGGTGCAGGAGCCACTTATGGTGCTGAATCGCTAGAGGATTTTCTTCAGAGTGAAGAAATAGACCATTACAATGCAACTAAGCAAAGCTTGATAAGCGCTGGTATAGAAACCTCTGTGTTACTAGCCACAAAAGGAATAGGAAGACCTCTTGTTAATCTTATTAAAAGAAACACTTCACTTGGAAAATCTGCTGACGAAACAGCAAAGGAGTTATTAGAAAGCGCTCCTATGGGCGAAGCTGTTGCTGGAAGCGAAGAGTCTATTCGTGCTTCTCAAGCGCTTCTTGCTGACAAAGATGCCACTTTAACACCTTTTCAGGCTACTCCGGGGCAAGACAAAGCTCTGACACAAAGAATTGCTGATACTGGTATCCTATCTCAAGGAATAGGACAGAGAAATTACGACAGGGTTAATGAGGCTGTTCAAGAGCATTTTGACGAACTTCTTGCAGGCGTTGGAAGAGAGGGTATTCAGCCTTCGGTTTTAGGTGAAGAGCTATACAGTGTTATTAATTCAGGTCGTCAAGCAGCCTTTAAAGCTTACGACCAAGGGATGAACGACGTAATTTCTGTGGTGGGTAAGTCAAGGCTTAGTACTAATGGTTTTAAAAGGCAGGTTGAGCGCTTTATTAAGTCTAACCAAGAAGGTGGAGCTAAAAGAGGATTCAACATGCTCCAAGAGGACACCCAAAAGTTTGCTAGGTCCGTTATTGAAGACTTAGACAGAATGAAAAACATGTCTGCTTCTACACTCATTAACTACGAAAAGAAGTTAATGAAGGAAATGAACAAGTTCAGCGAGTTAGGAGGAAATTCTTACAACAGCGAGGCTGCTAGAGAATTAGCTCAATTGTCAGACCTTATTCGTACAGCTGTACAACGTGAGCTTCAACGTATAAATCCTACAGCAGCGGCTGAGTATGCAGCGGTTAAAAGAGCTTACGGAGAAACTATCGAAGGGATTCTTCCTACAAACCTCAAAAACATAGTGGCTAATGCCAAACAAGGCGAGTATGCTGCTTTAGGTCAAATTGCCGCTTCTTCAGGAAGTTTAGATAAACTAAATTCAATGATGAAGTCAATAAAAACTTCCCATGCTGAAATAGTTAAGGCAGGAGGAAAGCCCCCTATTCCATTAGACGAAGCAATGGAAAAACTCCAAGAGGGTTACTTGAGACAGTTAATACCTGATTTAGGTACTGAAGCCTTTGACATACAGACTTACAAGAAGCTTGCTGCTCGTTTTGAAAGAGGCAGAGACGCAGAAAAGTTAAAGTTAATATTTGGCAACAAAGAGCCCAAAATACGTCAGTTGTTTAATCTTATGTCAGAAGCGTCTCAATTCCCTACCAGTAACATTGGAGAACTGATGTTGCGATCCAAGGAATATAAGGCTGTTGGACAGGTAGCGGGCGTAGCAGGTTCAGTCGTGTCAGCAACAGGAGGTACATTAGCTGGAGGAGCTACTGGAGGTCTTGTAGGAGGCGCTGCAATTCTTACGTTGCCGATCTTCTTGGCTAAAGCCGCTTACAAGCCGTCTAACGTAAACAGGCTTATTGCCTTCCAGAGTAAAAACTTTGCCTCTAGAGACGCAATGATAGCTGCTGCAGGAAACTTAGTTACCGACATCATGAGGTCTTTACCTGAAGAAGACCAAGCAGAAGTACGTAACTATATACGACGACAAGACGAAGTTACTAAAGAAAAACAAGCAGAACAAGTGTCTGCTCCTATGCGTAACATGGTGATGTAGGCACTAGAGACGCTCTAGCACCCACTTCAGGCCCATGATCTCTCCCCGTATCTCGTTATTTCGGGCTGCGGGGATAGACTTCTGTAGTTTGTTCTCAAGTACTCTTATGCGTATCTCAATATCACGTTTAATGTTCATAAACACACCTTGAAAGAACGGGGGCACTAAGGCCCCCTTTTGTTTACAACTCGCAGTTATTACCTGTACAAGCCAACTGTTGTGACCCTTCAGTCATGTCAGAGTTCTCAGAGATGTTCCAGTCGATGGTCTCAGGAAACTCCTCCTTCAACTTCTCAAACGTCTCCAGATCAATAGGTTCATAAGGAGCCTGTTGGTACGTATGCTCTGAGTAGGGTAGGAAGCTTACGCCACTGATCTTGTCGAACTTGTTGTACAACCACTGACCCACCTCAAGGAACTCATCGTCACGGTAGTAACACGTCATTGACGGCTTATGTTCACACCAGAAGTCCTGATAGATCTCCCAAAGCTCAAGTTGCTCCATAGCACCCATCTCAGAGGCCACCACAGCCCCCTCAGGCGACTTTATGGGGAAGGAGAATACCTTGGTAGTGGGTGACATTACGTCGTCCTCTACGGGCACTCCAGCGGCTTCTAGGACTTGACAGAGGGGGTCTCTTGCATCTGCTCTAACTCGTCTAATGTATTGATCTGCATATCTAGGGTGGATGCCAGAAGCAGAATCAACCAACTGACTAACAGTACCGGAAGGTTTAACAGCAGTAATGGCAGTGCTAAGATTAATACCAAGCTTGCTAGACCATTCCGCATTAGTACTAATCGCTTCCTCTTTGAGAGCCACGAGCCAATCTTTAAGTTTTTCACGGTCTTCCCTCCCTGACAACACGGCATGGTCCATGATGCCTGTTAGTGATACACCAAGCAGTGCTTCTTCTTCTGTATTCTTCTGCCATACCTTACGTAAGTAGCGGAAGTCGGTTAGCGTAGCCTGAAGAGACCCAAGGATAGCTGCAACACGAACTTTTCGTTTAAGGTCTGACAACGTATCTCCTGCCCTGACAACAACTTCCGATAGATTGCAGAACTGGTAGGGCCTGAGGATGATCTCTGAGCATGGATTAGTTCCAAAATCATAGGTAGCATCTCGTCGCTCGTTCTTTGCAGCTTGCTTTTGACTTGCGACTCTAGAGAACATTCCTCGTTCTCCGGAGCGGGACTCGTATAAACTTTTCCACTCATTTAAAAATGCCTCAAAGTCTGGCTTTTCTGTATAACATGCGCTGTTGTTCGCTAGTCCCCGTTGAGGATTATCTTGCCACCACTGGCCTGACTTGCATCGTCGGAGTCTATCGTCAGTGAGGTTAGACAGACTGATGAGAGCGGACCTGCGTACACCTCCGACAACGACGATCTGTGCAATCTTACAGCAGAGATCGTGACACTCAATGGAGCTAAGTTTACGTCCAGCAGCTTCCCGAAAGACGTTGGTTGTAAAGTTGAACAGATCGACAAGAGGTTCTGGACCAGATGCTCTACCTCCGAAGGTCTTAAGGGTTGCCCCTGCAAGTCGTACTCCAGACACGTCCCATTTCGGAAGTTGACCTGAATACAACAAGCTAATAAGTTCCCTGTAAGCTTTAGCCCATCCAATTTTACTATCGGCGACGTGTATAACTGTATCGGTATCATGGAATTCCTCTGCTACTTCTGGTAATTTAGTTACGTACTGACGCTCCACACTAAAGCCTACTCCAGTGCCACACATAAGGACGTACATCATCTCGTCAAATGCTTTAGGGTGGTCGATAGGCATGTAGGAGCAGTTAAACCCAGCTACATTGTCACGGTCTAGTGCTTCTCCGGCAGTCATGAGTGCTCGCATGGAGGGCATAACGCCCATGTCATGGATGTCTGCAAAGATTCCGTTAGCCTGCTCAAGTGTTAGCTTGCCCTTCTCAATCCAGAAGTTTAGGTAGCGGTCAATTGTTTCTTCCCAAGTCTCCCGTCGCTGTTCCTCTGGTAGGTAACGAGCGTATCGTGACTTGTGTATGTACTGTTGATATGCGTCCATTAATTTAGTTCCTTGATTAGTCGTTCGATGTACCAGCGGCATTTACGTAAGTCCTCCACTGGTTTACCTTTGTAGTCGTAGCGCCAGAGGTACTTCAGTGCGTTACCCTTGAGATAACCATTGAACTCATGTTCAGGCATGGACGCTTTGATTGCTTCGATAGCTTCGATTGATCCTTTGTTATAGTGGTCAGGTTGGTCCACAGGGTCTACCTTCTTCGGTTTCCTTACGGACAGGTTGTTTAGTGCAGTAATTGTGTCCCACTCTGCAGGAGTCGCATCGTCAATACTCATTTTCTTCCTCCTCTAGCTCTTGTTCAAACACATCTAGTCTGTTGATTAGCTTGTCCTCAAACCTGTCCAGCATCTCTTCTGAGGTTATCTGTAGGGCCTCCAGCAGGTCGTCCGGGTCAAAGGTTTTCAAGAGGCGTTCCTTAACTTCCTCTAGTGTTAGTGACATAGTTAATCAACTCCTGTAATGTCTCTATATTATACCATAGTATTCCTTCTTTGTCACACCATTGTGCCATTGTCATTTTGGCACCTTTTCGTATCTTTTTGTTGGGCGACATCAGAACAAACACTAGCTCTTGTCCTTCGGGGAGACTGTCTCTGACACTGGTGTACTTCTTCGTGTCTCCGTCCCGAAAATATCCTTTGCATTCAACAAGAGTACCGGAAGCATTATGTACGAAATCAGGACGGTAAGACCGACTAATAACGTAAGGGACCGTGAATGGTTCATAATCAAAATCCTTCAGTATCTTGCTGACATCTTCTTCAAACGTGCTTCTAAATGCTGATTTCTTGGACCTTCGGCTCATTGACCACCTCCGTTAAAAACCTTGGACCTGTTGAATAAGAGAAGGCACGTAGGCCGGGCCAACAGGCTTTCTTGTACGCACAGTACGAGCAACCGATGTCCAACTTCATGTTACCACTCTTGCCGTCTGGCTTTGGCTCGTAGCACTGCTTTGGCGGCTCTTGCTTCTCCACCATTAACTGTACGTGCTCAATGCGGTCTGTGATGTCAAACCCTATCTTCTCGTACACAGGGGCTTGAGTGTCCTCCTGATCGTACATGAGGTACGTTAGGTGTCCGTTTTGCTTGTCCATCGCAAGCCAGCCAAAAGTTGTCTGACCCTCTGCCTCTGCATATCCTTTAATTTGAGCGACGTATCCAAATGGATCATCGTAAGCCAGCGTACCGTCTTTGAATTTCTTAAACCCGTAGCTCGAAACACTCTTAACGTCTGTGACAACACCGTCAATTTTGCAGTCCATAGAACCCGTAATGCCCTTGATTTCACACTGCTTCTGTTCGGCGGTAACCTCATGTCCTGATGCCCTCGTTAGGAATAGTAATAGTTCTTCAATCAGATGGCCGTAAAGGAACTTAACAAGAGTATGTCCTTGCATCTCCTCTGACTTCTGAACATTGTTGTAGTGATTCCATAAGAAGCGGTCTCCTTTACCGATGTTGGACATACGTAGCTTACGACCGTCCCAAGCACGTCTCTGTCCAAACTCCTTACGCATAAGGTCCTTCACGTTTTCACCGAATAGGTCTATGCACTCTTCGATGTCAACGTCTTTGTCTACTCTCTTGGTCTTAACAAGTTTGTAGATGTCGTCTACTAATGTATATACATTCTTCATTGGTAACTTCCTACTATGCCTGAGACAACCTCTTGGGCTTGCTCTGGTGTGCATTTAAACCACTCACTACGTCTTTCGTACAACTTTTGTAGTTCGCTATGAGCTTCTGACTCTGCAGCACGTCTATCGTTAACGTCCCAACTATAGTTTAACACAAAATCCCTAAAAGGTGAAGAGGTTTGATACCCATTGAGTCTGTCTGCCGCATCAACAGCCATACCAACCTTAACCCACTCAGGGAAGTTAGGATTTACTATTACGTACACTTGACCTTCTGTACTGCTTTCGTACTTCTCAAGACTGCTAAAGGCAGCGTCCTCGAAGGTCTTATACTTCCCCGGCTTATGTAGAGGATGAGACTTAGGTACGTACTTACCATTAACAAACATTTTGGTTTGGTCTCTTTTCCAAACAGCTTCTGGACTGTCCTTATAATACTTACCTTCGCCTCTTTTGTAGTTCATCTTACTTGTCATCAGTGTGTCTCCGCCCATGTTGTACCGACTTTGTATTCTCCGTCAAGGGGGCATCTAAGGTTATACTCCACGCCTGCCGCCTTAAGGCACTCCACTGCGAGCCAGCCAAACTTCTCTGCTTGGTCTGCAGCCACCTCCGATTGTACTTCGTCATGAATGTTACCTATGAATTTGTAGTTAAGTTTCCACTGCTGTGCGTAGTCGTCCAAGATCACCAGTGCTTTTTTCATTACGATTGCACCTGCTGCTTGGAGCAGAGTATTCAATGCAGCATGTTCAGATCTAACTCTAAGCCTTCTACCATCAAGTCCTCTGAGATAGCCTCGCTGAGATGCTCTAGTAACCCGTTCTCGTAGACTTTCAAGAGCAGGTGTATTTCGGAGAAATCGCTGTTTAAGATCTGCGCCATCTCTTGCGCTTCCTCCAACGACACTTCCAATTTTGGCATCTCCAGCCCCGTAGAGGAAAGCGTATATGAAAGTCTTTGCTTGAGGTCTTGTTTCAAGCCCTGCAGCCATTTGGTTTCGTGTATGAATGTCTTCGGTGAGGAGGACATTGGTAAACTCCTTGTCGTCCATGTAGTGCGCCAACATTCGTAGCTCAAGGCCACTAGCGTCGAAACCTACTAGCTTCTTCCCTTCAGGTACAGTCCAGCAGGAGCGACACTCATGTCCATAAGGACTGTGGCTTGCTGGGACTTGGGCCATGTTGGGACTCTGATGTGTCATTCGACCTGTTACTGCTCCGTTACTAATGACACGACCGTGTACTCTACCGTCCTCCTTAACGGCTTCTAACCAAGAATGTACTTGCGCATATCGCTTTTGAAGAGTAAGGTACTCCAAAACTTTTCCTGCCTCAGGGACGTGGTTGTTCTCCTTAAGCGTCTTTTCATCGACAACGGGCTTTCCGCTTGGCGTCTTCTCGTTCCACTTCGCACCCTTAGTTGCAAGTCGTTCTGCCACTTGTTGTCTGGACCCAACATTGAAAACTGTAACTTTGTCCTTAAGTCGTTTCCCTGTCTTTTCAGAAATCCTTTCTTCGACAATGGGCGGGAACATCTCTTGTAGTTCGGCTTCAATT